ATCTCTGGGGATGAGATGCGCCGGGCCGGGCTGTACAACCCGATGAGCCCCGATCAGCACTACAACGACCGGTTCTCTTACAACGGGTTCCTCTACAGGGTCGAAGAGTACGAACCCAAGGGTTGGCTGCAGGGGGAGTACCTCATGGTCGACATCATGGGACGGGAGCTCAAGCCCGACGAGCTCGTCACCGACTCGTTCCCCTTCTGGCAGCTGGACAGCACCCCGCTCACGCCGGGCCAGACGCTGCCGTGGCCCAACACGCCGCCGTACGACCTGGAAGACGACCCCGGGCCCGACCCGGTCCCCTGAGCGTCTGGAATCCAGTCACGTCGTCTGTAACGTGACCAGAGAGGGCGGTAAGGCCGCTCTCCACAACTGCTCAGATCGCCAGCGGAGGAACCGTGGCCCGTACTGCAGCCCCCAGCAAGGGGGCCTGGATCGATGCTGCCGGAAAGCAGCAATGGTCAGCAGCAGGGCAGCGCTATGAGCAGAGTGCCGACCACGTCGAACCGGCCGCCACCTACGCCGCCGACACCCACATCGTGCAGCCAATGGCGGCCACGATCGCCGCCGAGCACCCGGAGTACGGCGATGTCGGCGGTGCCCTCGTCGTGTGGACCGAACAGGACCAGCACTACGTCGGCCTTCCCGACGACCACGAGCTCAGCCAGCGTGGCGTAGACCTCGAGTACGGGACCGAGGAGCAGCCGCCCGGGGCGCCACTGCGCAAGACCTGGTGGGACAACCAGGCGGCAGCCAACACCACCTTCCAGAGCTACCTCTGGAGTGGCGAGGCTCCTGAGTGAGCACGACCACCACGACCACCAGCGGCTCGGGCAGCATGTCTGCCGGCGACGGTGGGGGCACGACCACAGGGCCCCTGTGGCCCGCGCCGCTCGGCTTCCGGCGGGAGGAAGAGGCAGCGCTGAAGCTGGCGCTGCAGAACGCCGAGATCACCGTGCCCAACGCCAACGGTGTGACGCTTCCGGTGAAGGTCTGGTGGCGCGATCCGCAACGTGAGCAGCGAGAGGTGTCGTACCCCTACATCCTCCTCGACTACCTGGGCACGGTCTTCCGCCGGGACGAGGAAGAGCGGGGCGTCAACCTCATCACCTACTACCAGGCCGACTCGGCCAATCCGATCCCGACCGAGCCAGGTCAGATCGGACTGACCAACCAGTACCCGATCCCGGTGTACCTGCGCTACCAGGTCACGGTCAACAGTCGCACCAACGTGCATGACGTGCTGCTCGAGCAGCGCCTCCTGCAGCCCGATCTCTTCCCGCCTCGCTTCGGCCAGCTGACCTGCCCGAGCGGGACAGTGCGCCGGCTCGACGTGTTGGGCATGGCTTCCCCCTCCGACGGACTCGTGAGCAACCAGCGGCTCTTCAGGAAGGCTTGGACCATCCAGATCTCCTCCGAGTTGCTGAACCAGACCGACGTAGTGGCCGCTGCCACCACGGTCGACGTCTCGATCACCGATCTCTGAAGGAGACAACGTGTCCAACCTCGCGCCCGGCGCCTACATCAACGAAGTCAACTCGCCCAGCTACACCGCGTCGGGCAACTCGACCACCCAGGCGGTCTTCCTGGGTGCCCACCAGCAGGGGCCCCTCACGCCGGTGCTGGTGACTTCCTGGGCGCAGTTCAAGGCGCTCTACGGAGGCTTCGTCGGCTTGGTGCCGTCCACCCTGGCGCTCGGCGTGTACTCCTTCTTCAACAACGGCGGCGGCCAGGCCTTTGTGCTCCGGGTCGTGGACTCCACCGCCGTGACGGCCACCGGCTCGATCGAAGATGCCGCCGCAGCAGCGACGCTCAGCATCGACGCTGCCAACCCTGGCGCCTGGGGCAACAGCATCTACTACGGGATCACCGTCACCTCGACCACCACCTTCAACCTGTACATCTACTACGGAGGCACGGCCACAGGGAACATCGTGGAGCGGTGGATCAACCTGAGCATGAGCCAGAGCGATCCTCGCTACGCCGTGGCAGTGGTGAACAGCAAGGCCAGCGGGTCCAACTACGTCGTGCTGGCGGATCTTCTGGGTTCGCCTGGAACGCCCGGGCCGATGCCGGTGGCCACCACCAACCCAGTCATTCTCGGCAACGCCGGTCAGGGCGACACCGCTGGCAGCGACGGCTCTCCCGCAGGTGACGCCGACATCATCGACGCCATTCCCGTGCTCAACACGCTGCCCGGGCCCATCGCCATCAACGCTCCTGGGTCGAGTGACACGACCGTGCTCAATGCGCTGATCAACTACTGCGCCACGCAACGGACCCCTGCCGACGCCATGGTCGTGTGCGATCCCCCGCTGGGGCAGACGGCGACTTACATCATCAACACCTTCAAGCCGGCGCTGACGCCGTCGTCCTACGGGGTCACCTACTGGCCCGGCGTCGTGGTGTCCGACCCGGCTTCCATGGTCCAAGGCGCCCAGCGGACGCTGGCCCCCGGAGCGTTGGCTCTTGGACAGTGGGCGGCCAATGACGCCAGCCGTGGCGTGCAGAAGGCCCCAGCGGGCCAGGCCAACGCTCTGTCGGTGCTCGGCCTCGAGACGACGCTCTCCAACGCCGACATCGGCAACCTGACTGCCGCCAACGTCAACGCCATCCGCAACCTGCCCGGCGTCGGCACCGTTCTCTGGGGCGCCAGGACGCTGAGTCCGGTAGTCGATGTCGAGTACATCAACACGCGACGCGAGCTCATCGAGATCGAGAGCAACCTGCTGTCGCTCACGGCCTTTTCCGCCTTCGAGCCGAACGACAACACCACGTGGACGCAGATCGTCCTCCTGGTCAACTCGTACCTCAACAAGTTGTGGGCAGCGGGCTACTTCGCCGGCATCACCACCTCCGAATCCTTCTACGTGACCTGCGACAACACCAACAACGATCCCGGCACCGACACGATCAACGTGGCCGTGGGCGTGGCCTTCGCAGAGCCCAACGAGTTCACCCTCATCACCATCACCCAGTTCGACGCCAACACCCTCACGGCGGTGACGTCGGCTTCTGGCGTGAACGTTTCCTGAAAGGCGTCCCCAGATGACCGTTCGCACCATCTCCTCCGATGGACTTCGGAACTTCAAGTTCATCGTCACCATGAACCCACCCGCCAACTCACAGGTGCCGACCACCATTGGCCGGCTCGGCTTCATGACCGTCGATGGGTTCGCCATGCAGACCGAGGTCATCCCCTATCGCGAGGGCGGGGACAACACCACCACCCGCAAGATGCCCGGGCAGACCGACTACGGGCCCATCACCTTCGGCCGTGGATCCATGGCGGGCCCTCCCGGTGCGGGCTCCGGCGGCAGCACCGGCACCGACGAGTTCTTCCTCTGGACCGGGCTGATCTTCGCTGCCATGGAGGGATCCGGCACGGGCACGACCAGTGGTGACTTCCGCACCGACATCATGGTCGACGTCCTGCAGCACCCGGTGACCAGCGGGCCCAACGCTGCGGGGTCGTACTCGAGTTCCTGGCCCACCAAGCTGCGGTTCCACATCTACAACGCCTGGGTCATGGCGCTCTCCTACAGCGGTCTGGACGCTGGCGGCAACGGCGTCCTGATCGAGTCCTGCCAGATCGCCCACGAGGGCTTCAAGCCGATCTACGGCAACATCGCCGCCACCGGACCCAACTCCTCTGGCTACGTGCCCACGAGTGCCGTATGAGCGACATGACCTCGATCATCGAGGAGGCCATGCTCGAGCCGGTCCCCGAGCCGGCCGACGACATCGTCACCCTCCCCGGTGGCGTCCTGGTCTCCAACGTGCTCAAGACCCAGGTACGGATCAAGGAGCTCACCGGCGCCGACGAGGAGGCGCTGGCCCGAGCCAGCAGGCACACCAGCGATCCCTTCGCCATGTTCCGCTCCATCATCGAGAACTGCTTGGTCGACGTGGGTGGCACCAAGCCCACGCCCGACATCATCAACTCGATGCTGATCGGAGATCGCGACGCCATCCTCATGGCCATTCGGGTGGCGACCTACGGCAGCGAGTACGAGACCCGGATCACCTGCCCCAAGTGCAGCCTCGACACCGACATCGCCCTGGACCTGGTCGAGGACATCCCCGAACGCAAGCTCGAAGACCCCGAGCGCGTGCTGCGAACCGTGCCCCTGCGCAAGCCTGGCTCGGAAGCCGAGCTCCGGCTGGTCGCCGTAGCCGATCAGGCCGACGCCGTGGGAGACAGCACCCGCACCCCGGCCGAGATGAACACCATCCTGCTCGGCCGGGTGGTCCACAAGATCAACGGCCAGGAGGCCCTCGGTGCGCAGAGCATGCGCGAGCTCTCGGCCGGCGACCGTCGCATCCTCATCAAGTACCTGCTGGACACCCAGCCAGGCCCACAGATGGGGGAGGTGGTGGCCACCTGCTCGCACTGCATGGTCGAATCAACGATCCCGCTCGCGATGGCCGCCTTGTTTCTCTAGATACCTGACTCCCGCCCGCAACCTCGTCGTACAGATCGAGAACATCACCACCATGTTCCCCGCCTGGAACCTGACCGAGATCAAAGGTCTCACAGTCCGGGAACGCAAC